AAGGTATCTTAGATTCAACCTTATGATAAAAATCATATCTCTGTGAAGCATTGTCTATATAATCATGACCAACATTATTGTCAAAGCACACACCCAAAGCATCCTGTAATAATTGTGGAATGCCATCTTCAGATTTGCCTTTATCTTGGCCATCAATAATTGCAATAGATGAAAGTATAGCATTATATATCGCTTTATCCTTGCAGAATTTTTCAGTCTCTTTATATAACCAATCTCTATTATGTTCAGTTGGTTCTAATTCATAAACATATTCTACAATTTCTTTATATTGTTCCTCGGTCAAACTCTTATCATTTTGAATAGAGATAACCAAAGCATCCTTGTTAGGAAGCGCATTATATTCATCTATGAATTCTACAACCTTATTGTAAATTGTCTTTTCGGTATTGTCTAAAAAATAATCCCGCTTTAAGAACGGGATTACTTTTCTCATATACTCATCATCGTGCACCAAGTTTTGGAGAATTACTTTCTCTATTTTCGAAATCATCTATTGCCTTTGTCAAGATATCATTAATTATTTCTGTCATTATAGCATTAAACTCGTTAGAAGTCAATTGTTCTTCTGTCCTTCCTTCGGGTTTTCGGATGAATGTAAAGTCGAGGGCGCATTCGGGAAGATCATTTTCCATCTTGAGGGAATTAATACTGATTTTTGCTCCGGTAAAATCACCTTCCAAAAGTTCAACGCCCCACATATCAATATTTTGTTCTGCATCTATAAAACTCCAAGGTTTATACTTCACTGGCATTCTCAAACTCCTCGTCAATCTCAGCTTCGTCAAAACTTCTACCTAACATTTCACCGCCAGCAATTTTATATCTACCTTCAATCCAATCTCTAAAAGTCTGAGAAGCAATAATTGGTAACCAGAACTCTTTAGTATATGTATCTTTTTGTCTATATTTTTTATCGCTGATTTCACCTGTATCTTTATTAACAGTTGAATACCAACCATTAGATGGTTTAACAACAAATCCGCCTTCAATTGCCACATCTAATAGACCAGACCATTTACTAATTCCACCTTCGAATGATACTTCGACTGGGATTTTAGATTTTTCACGAACAAATCTAGACTTCTCAACATTGAGAATAAAGTTATATCCTGTTACTTCAGAACCATCTTTTTCTTGTTGTCTACCGATAATAAAAATCTGATCTGCAGAATAATACAAACCAGTGCCGCCAGAAACAATCTGTCTAGGATATAAACCAATTTCAGCATAGGTATGATTGACAACAACCATTGGAATATCTTTGATAGTCAAATGCGGTGTAATCATTCTGAATAAAGATTTCATCTGTTTAGCTCGAGTCATATCTGCTACAGATTTACCTTCCAACGCATCATCCACTTCTTTCTTTGAAGCAAGATTGCCCACAGAATCAACCACAATAATGACATGCTCGCCTCTTTCAATGTTATTGATTTGAGACATAATATCAAATTTTAATTGTTCAATATCTGTAATCGGTGTATGAAGAATTTTAGATGTATCAATACCAAAATTATCAAAGTAAGATTGAGGAGAACCAAACTCTGAATCATAAAATAAAATTACCGCATCATCATATTTGTCCTGATATGCTTTAGCCAACAACAATGAAAATGCTGTTTTAAAGTGTTTGGATGGGCCTGCAAATACTGTAAGCCCAGGTGTCAATCCACCCTCTAAAGATCCTGATAATGCCACATTCACCATGGGAACCGACGTCTGAATCATATCCTTCTTCGAAAAGAATTTGGATTTATTTAAAACGTCTGATTCTTTAATTGTTGAATTCTTTTTTAATTTATCAATCAATGACATAATTTATTCCTTTTAATTAATCTTCTGAACTAGCGCCACATTTAGCACGCTTTGCTTTTGTTAGTGCACCAAAATCTACTGGCCATTCTTTGCCTGGTTGTAACTCAATTGCCCCTGCAGGATAGGCAAATTTAACTCCTGCTGTACCTTCAATTTGTGCAATAGGTAAACGATACTTAGTTAAATCGTTTCCTAAATTAGGATATGGCGCCACGTGTGGGAATGCCCATCCTGCTATTTCTTTAGTCTGATTATTAATAACAATCTTATAATAACCGTGCGGAACAACGACGCCGTTACCGATTTTCTTATCTTGCGCATTATATACTCCCCCTACGTAAATTGTATATGATTGGTTACGTTGAACTGCCCAACCACGTACAGATGTTTCTAATAATTTCCAAATACCTCTGTTTAATGAACCTGCTTGAGGTGCCATATTTGTCATTAAAAATGATTCATATTCAACTTGCTGATCCCAGCTTAAATCTCCATCTGGAGACATATGGCCTTTATCATATCCTGTACCGGCATAATCGCCAGGAACTGGGCCGCCTTGAATTGATTGATCTGCAACAAATGCATTTGTTCTTGCAACACAACCCAAAGCATTTTGTGGAATTAATTCATATGTTACATACTTTGGTAATTTAGCTGCCGCATCATATCCTACCAAATATGCTTGTCTACAAATAGGTGAAACACCTGCAGTTTGCGGAAATCCATATGGTGCATGGACTTTACAAGTTTGTGGATCTTGAGGTGCACGCTGTGTCCACGCAGTTGCATTTAAACAAATAAATGCAACAAATAATGAAACTAATAATTTTTTCATGAGAATAATCTTTCTAACGATGCTTGGGGTTTTGAACTCCACCCCACACCATTTAATATTGTTGTTAATGGTTCAATAAATGATTTACTAAACATTGTATCATAATCTATATACTGCCTCACTTTAAATTCATCGGGAATGGCAGAGATAAACGCAATCACATTTTCCTTCATAGTATTGGGTTCTTTGAGATAAACGAATTTAATTTTATCTCCTTCGGCTATTGTCTCATATTTATTACCTAGATCATTCTGTTTCAAATAATAGTTATATAATAGAGATCCTCGAACATGAATAGGACAGCCCTGTGCATAGATAGATGATCTATCAGTATATTTATTAAGGCCGTTTACGCCTCGAGGAAATGCAATTAATTCTGCGGGCATTGCTCTATACTTTTGTTCGAAATCTAAAATATAATCTTGTAGTGTTTGTTCGTCACTTGTCAATACCAATTTAACAGCTGCCTTTAAAGCATCTCTGCATGGTTCGGGTGTGGATGATCTAACAATCTCTAATCCCATTACCTTTAGTTTTGCTTCTTTATAACGAACACCTTCATTGTCATAAACATTTAAAGCATATCGTTTCTTTGCTACCCAAATGCCTCTATCTGCAATTGCTTCACGCTTGAAGTAAATCTTCTTATCAAAAGCATTTGTGTAATTTGCCAATGAGTCACACGTTTTATTAATTGCTTCTACGATTTTATCATTACAGATTTTATCTAAAATGTCAATGATCTTTTCTTTTGGTTGGTCTTTATAAAACTTCTGAACCAACGGATCAAGTGTGATATAACAAGAATCAGTATCAGAATAAAAAGAATAATTGAAATCCTTTGTTCCGCAAATTTTATTTAGATAGTTATCTAATGATTTGCCTACCTCACGAATAATATATTGTCCTGTAATTGTAATGCCTTCTGCAATATTTGAATCATAAAATCTAAAAAACTCATTGCCCCAGGCACCAAATAAAGAATTCAATTGAATCTTTCTTGCCATCTGAAAATTATTATACTTAGATATGTCTTTTAAAAGAGCTTTGTCTTTTGTTTCCTCATACTTAGCCTGAGCAGTCAACATTAACTTTTTATATTTTTGTCTGTCATCAAATAACTTCTGAGTAATCTCAGGAAACAATCCTTGTTTATCTCGTCTGTAACTATACCCATTTGCTGCCATACAATAATCTTTAGTTACAAGTTCATCCAAATTATATTTCTTTGCCATCATATCATCAACCGTAGTTGATCTTGTCTCAGAATATTCAATTGTTTCTGGAGACATATTATACTGCATAATAATACTCGGATACAGACTTGTGGCATCAAATGATACTACCCAATCATATTTGCCGGGAATTGGTTCTTGAACATACGCGCCTACAATTTGTCTAGCTGGTTTACCTTCTCTTTGATGAACAACAATATTCTGATTCCACAGATGATTATATAGTATACAGTCCCATGTTCTTACCGCTGAGAATACATCTACAAAATTACACTTAGCATCATATGCCATTGTCAAGATCAATTCAATCAACTTCATTTTGTCTTCAAGTTGATCCACTCGTCTAACGTCAATTACGTTATACTTGACAAACAATTGCCAATCTTTAGTATAAAACTCTTTAAAAGATGTATACGGATTTTCTAATTTGCCTTCTCCTAATTCAACTTTAGATATGTGATCTAACTTATATGATTCCTGAGCACCATATGTAAACTTTTTATACAAATCCAAATAATCTAGAATTGCCACACCCATGATGTCATAAGTCAATTCAGTCTTGCCGTTTCTTGTAAATTCTTTTGCGTTAACCACTCTCCATGGGGATACCGCTTTAAGCGCATCATCATCTAGCATTCTGCTTATTCTAGCACACAAATACGGTATATCAAAGAACTCAATATTCCAGCCCGTAATTACATGCGGATAATTGTCATCTAAGAATGCAATAAACTTTCTTAATAAATCTTTTTCATCTTTGCAAAGAATATAATTATGATTAAGATTAGGCAGATCTAACTTCTCAATACTTTTACAACCAAAAGTCGTAATCTGTTTACTATTACTATCTTGAACCGTAATTAGTAATATTTCCTCCATTGGATTTTTAGTATCAGGAAATCCA